ATACGGGTACTCCGAGCACATTTCCTGAAAGGCCCTCTTGCCGCGCTCTAGATGCCAAACTGGGATGCACCGTCTGCCGGTTTGCGCCTCGATCTCGCGGCGGAACTCAAGCACTCGCTTGTATCCAACAACCGAGTCAACGTCCATTTCGAAGAAGTCTTGGACGTTGTTCTCGCAGATGTAGCGGATGTACCTGTCAACGTATGCCGGAAGGGCCTTCGCCTCCATTCCTGCCCCGTAGAGCGCGGTAAACGCTCCGGAATCGAGCAAGAAGCGCTTGAAGCGGTGTATGTTACGAGTCTGCCAGTCCGCAACGTAGTAGTAGCTTTCAAGGATGTTGCACCTTCCGGCCAACCCTTCTTGGAGCACACCCCCCCCGTTAGCTTTTCTGAACAGGTACGGCTTTGAGTGCGCGCCTGCGTGGTAGAGTCGCAAAACAGTTCTCCTTGCAGATAGCGGCCGCCGGGGCCGTGCGTGGCAGCTAGATACAACCTCATTTCATCGACGCCCCCCCCGCAGCGTTTTTGAACAGGGAAGGTTCCAGATAGTTGCCAAGGCCGTTTGTTCCGGCGATGTACAGCCTCATAGCTCAAACGTCTCACCGCAGTTCGGGCAGGTCGCTGTCTTTGGTGCAGGATCGTCGTTCTTCGGATCGCCATCCTCGGTAAAAAGGCTGTCGATGTCCGCCGCACCGGTTGTGTCGAAGCCAAAGTCGCTCATGTCAAACTCACCGCAAAGCGTGTCAAGCTCGTAGTTGAGCATGTCGAAGTCCCACCCGGTCATCATGGTTGTCTGGTTGTCCACCAGCGTGAGGGCGCGCCGCTGGGCGTCGGTCAGTTCGTCGCAAGCAACGCAGGGCACCTTTTGCATGCCGATGTTCTTGGCTGCTGTGACTCTGGCGTGTCCGGCAACCACCTCCGGGCGGCCGTCGGCGTCGCGCCACACAATGACGGGGTTCCTGAAGCCGAACTCCTTGATGGACGCCTCCACGGCGTCGATCTGCTCGCGCGTGTGCTTCTTGGCGTTGTTTCCGTAGGGAACCAGCTCGTCAATCGGGATTTCCTCGATTTTTAGCTCGGTTTCTCGCATAAAAAGCCTCCTTCCAAACTGGTGAAAGGAGGCTATCGCGGGTGTGAGATTTAGCGTTGCGTTTTTAGCCGCCTTAGCGTTGCAGCCGCTTGGAGGCCCCGAACCTCCAATTTCGTGGCGATACGCGTTTGGGAGGGGCGCGCGGGGTATGAGGCGGCGTTTCGGGTTTTCGAAGGGGCTAGGGGGTCTTGCGCCTGAGCTTGGCATCCTTCAGGCCGTGGCAGCTCTTGCAGCGCAGGGCGAGGTTGGCCGGGTCGTTCGTGCCTCCCTTGCACAGCGGCACGATGTGGTCCACCTCGCCTCCCATGCCCGCAGTCCTCCATCGACTGCCGTCGAACCATGCGCACTGCCTTCCGCAGTCGGTGCACCTGCCCTTGGTTCTCGCTATGGCCTGCTGCCTCGCGGCTTGGTACTCGGCGCTTGAGTAGTTGCGCCTCCATGGCTCGCGCTCGGCTCTGGCCTTGTCTCCCTTGGTCGGCTTGCGCTTCGGCCTCGGCCTGCACGGGCAGCGCTGGCCCGCCGGTACGATGCGCCCGCAGTGCGGGCAGTAGGTCTTCATGCGGCTCACTGCGCGGCCTCCTTCAGCAGCTTCTTGGTCTCGTGGATCGTAAGCTCAAGCGCCCGCGCTATCTCGCCTATGGTGCAGCCTATGCGCCGCATCCTCTGGGCGTGCTTGGCAAGCTGCCTCCTCGTGCGCTGCTCGTTATCCATTGCGCTCACCCGGCTGGCTGTTCTTGCTCGTGAGGTGCCATGCGTGGCAGTAGGGGCAGCGGTACCAGTCCTGCCCGTACCGTGCCCCTACCCGCATGGCCGCAAGCTCGCTGTGGAACGCCACCTTCTGCGTGCACATGCGGCGCTTGCGCTTGGTGCGCCTTCTTCTGTGATGCCTGCTGTGTCCCATGCCCGCCGCCTCCGTTCGACA